GCGTCCATTGATCTCGATAAATCACCTGGATGGCCTTGGACGTATCTTGGCTTTCGTACCAAGCGTTCTATTATAGAATCTAAGTGGTGGGAAGCTATTTTGTCCAATGCTCCCTCCAAGGATGTTATTTGGAATTCCTGTGGTAAGAACGAGGTTATGGCTGTCAAGCTCATTGAGGATCTTAAGCTCAGATTGTTTATTATTCCCCCTGTCGAATTTGGGTATTATCAAAAGAAATACACGCTCAGGATTTGTAACAGGATCATGAATTTTAAATGGTCCGCTTATGGCTTTAACCCGTTTAGTGGTGGCTTTCACGATTTAGCCGTTTCCTTACTTAAACATGACTTTCAGGTCTCCTATGACATCTCTGGGTGGGATAAGTTCATCTGTCTTATCGATGTTTATAAGTGCAGTAGAAAATACATTCCTTCAGAATTGCTCGATGAGTACGACTGGGTCGCACTTAACGTCACTTGTTCTACTGTTAGATTAGCTTCTGGTGAAGTTGTTTTGCGTGATGGTTGGGCCAATCCTTCTGGCTCGAACACTACCACATGCGACAACATTCGTGCTCATATCCGAGTATTTACTTGTCTTCTCTACCTTGCGTATCTTGAGAAGATGGGTGTACCCCTTGATCTCGACACTTTAGTTAGACAGTTTGTTAAAATCTATGGTGATGATCTTATTGCTGGTTTGTCCGACGATTTCTCACTTATGAAGGACGCCGACTGGGTTGCTGCTAGGTTGAAACCCTTTAACCTTACTTTAAAGTATCTGATCACTACTGACGGTGCGGACGAACTTCCTCGTCATTCATTCTTGGGTGCTCATTTTAAGAAGATTGGATCATCCTGGTTTCCACAGTATGATATTGATAGGATTTTATATTCTTTTGTTCATGATAAAACTAGAACCATGAGTGTTAGTGCTTACCTTAGTAAATTACTGACTCTCACTGTTATGTCTTATCCTGATGAAGTTCATTATCCCATCTGTCTTGATGCGTTGACCGCGTTTTGTCGATCCGAGTATCTTTCTCGCACCGTTGTCGATAGTGACAGAAATTTATGCAATGAATTAATTAGCATTGTGAGATTGCTCACCCCTGAAACACTTAGTGGTTTCTACTTGGGTGGTGAAGCAAGTGGTTGTTTTCTTTTTTTTGACAGCCAGATCTCTCATTGCGAAATTAATGTTGGGGCGTCTTGGAACATCGCCCAAACTTTCATGAGCATTATTAAATATGACCATAGCTCGTATGAGCCAAATGATTCTAAAATGGAGGTTGGTGGATTTAAAATCATTATGGACTCACTCAAAGGAAATCAATCCCGAGCACGTCAATTACTCAACATGCTTGTAGCTAACAAGCAACTATCTCCTGGTGGCCTTGCCTGGCTCACCGCGGCCATCGATCCCTGGCATGACACGATTATTCAAGGTGTTGAAGGTATCCCTGATGCTACCACTGGTAAGTCCGTTGTCTTCCAGGTTGTTCAGGAGTACGAGATATCCAAGAATGGGTCTCCAAATCCTTTACCCCCTGGCAATTGGAACTGTCGAGTCGCCAATTATCCAATCCTAGAGACTGAAACTCTCAGGGAAGGAAAATATTATGGTGATCTCGTTACGCTTGAGGGTGACCTCAGACTGATCGTCCCCGTTCAAGTGAATTACAGTTCTCCCGGGAACGACTTCAGTTCTTTTGCTATTGCTGGTACGGCCAATTCCCAG